CTGATCGACGAAAGCCCGGAGTTGCGGGAGCGGGTCAAACCGGCGCGCTCGCGCGACGCGGGCAACACCATGCTGTCCAAGGAATTCGCGGGGGGCATCCTGATCATGACCGGGGCAAACTCGGCGGTGGGTCTCCGCTCGACGCCCGCGCGCTACATCTTTCTCGATGAGGTCGATGCCTATCCCGCATCGGCCGACGAGGAAGGCGATCCGGTCACGCTGGCCGAGGCGCGCTCGCTGACCTTCGCGCACAGGCGCAAGGTGTTCCTGGTCTCGACACCGACAATTCGGGGGCTGTCGCGCATCGAGCGGGAGTTCGAAGCCAGCGACCAGCGCAGGTACTTCGTGCCATGCCCGCATTGCGGTCAGATGCAGTGGCTGAAGTTCGAGCGGCTGCGCTGGCAGAAGGGCCGGCCGGAAACGGCGGAGTATCACTGCGAAGGCTGCGAACAGGCCATCGCCGAGCACCACAAGACGGCCATGCTGGAAGCGGGCGAATGGCGCCCGACGGCCGAGGCGGCCGATCCGAACACCGTGGGCTACCACCTCTCGGCGCTCTATTCGCCCATCGGCTGGCTGAGCTGGGAGCGGATCGTGCGCGCATGGGAGGCGGCCCAAGGGTCGGACGAGGCAATCAAGGCGTTCCGCAACACGATCCTTGGCGAGACATGGGTCGAAACCGGCGAGGCACCCGACTGGCAGCGGCTCCATGACCGCCGCGAGCGCTGGAAGTCGGGCGTCGTCCCTGCAGGCGGCCTGTTTCTGACGGCTGGGGCCGATGTGCAGAAGGACCGGATCGAGGTCGATGTCTGGGCCTGGGGGCGGAGCCTGGAAAGCTGGCTGATCGACCATCTGGTGATCGAGGGCGGGCCGGGTGATCCCACTTGCTGGCGGGGGCTCACCGATCTTCTGGGCCGGACCTGGCGCCACGCAAGTGGTGCGCACCTGACCATAGCGCGGCTGGCGATCGACACCGGCTTCGAGACCTCGGCCGTCTATGCCTGGGCGCGGGCCGTGGGATTTGCCCAGGTGGCGCCGGTGAAGGGTGTCGAAGGGTTCAACCGGGCAAGCCCGGTCTCGGGGCCGACCTACGTGGATGCGACTGTCGGGGGCAAGCGCCTGCGCCGGGGCGCGCGTCTGTGGACGGTGGCGGTGTCGACCTTCAAGGCCGAGACCTATCGCTTTCTGCGGCAGGAGCGGCCGACCAAGGAAGAAATCAAGGCTGGCGCCACACACCCGCCCGGCACCATCCACCTGCCGGGCTGGGCCGACAGCGAATGGCTCAAGCAGCTGGTCGCCGAGCAGCTTGTGACGGTGAAGAACAAGCGCGGCTTTGTGAAGCTCGAATGGCAGAAGCTGCGGGAACGCAACGAGGCGCTCGACGCCCGCGTTTACGCCCGTGCAGCCGCCTGGATTGCCGGGGCGGACCGGTGGGGCGAAGCGCAATGGACGGAACTGGAACGGCAGGTGGCGGTACCGGCCGGGAACAGCGAACCCGGTGGGGCGCTGCACCGACCCGCCCGCCCGGCACCGCGACGGCGACGAGCCGTGCGCTCGAACTACATGGGGTGATCCATGCCAACACTGACGGAACTGCAAACCCGCCGCGAGGCACTCCTGGCCTCGCGGTCCTCGGGCGTGGCGCGGGTGAGCTATGAGGGCAAGACGGTGGAGTACCGCAGCCTTGCCGAGATCGACCGGGCGATCGAGCAGCTGGAGCGCGAGATCGCGGCGGCCGAGGGGCGGCGGGTGATCCGGCATCTGCGGGTGACCACGACCAAGGGGCTGTAAGGGATGGGGTTGCTTGATGCCCTGCGCCGCCGCAAACCCGGCAAGGCCGCGGGGGTGCGTGCGCGCCTCGAAGGCGCCATGGCGCGGCGCCGGCTGCGGGGATGGCAGCCGCCGCTCGAGAACATCAACTCTCTTGTCTCGGTCGGTGGGCCGCGTCTGCTGGCGAGATCGCGGGAACTGGTGGTCACCAACGGCTATGCGGCGAACGCCTGCGAGGCCTGGGCCGCCAACCTGGTGGGCGACGGCATCAAGCCCTCGTCGCTGCTGGAGGACGGGGAACTGCGGGATCGTGTTCAGCGCCTGTGGCTCGCCTGGACCGACGAGGCGGATGCCGACGGGCTCACCGACTTCTACGGGCTGCAGGCGATGGTCGCGCGCGAGATGTTCGTCGCCGGCGAATGCTTCGTGCGGCTGCGGCCCCGCCGGCCCGAGGATGGCCTGCGCGTGCCCCTGCAATGCCAGTTGCTGCAGGCCGAGATGCTGCCGTTTGACAAGACGGAGGTGGCTCCGAACGGCAACGTGATCCGCTGCGGGATCGAGTTCGACAAGATCGGCCGGCGTGTGGCCTACCACTTTCGCCGCCGCCATCCGGGGGACAGCACCGACAGGGGCGACGTCCTGCCCGAAACCACCCGGGTTCCGGCCGAGGACGTGCTCCACATCTACCGCCCGCTGGACGCGGGCCAGATCAGGGGCCTGCCGCATGTGGCACCTGCCATGGTGCGGCTGTTCCTGCTCGACCAGTACGACGATGCCGAGCTTGACCGCAAGAAGACCGCGGCGATGTTCGCAGGCTTTATCACCAAGGCCGCCCCCGAAGAACAACTGATGGGTGCGGTCGAGGATGCGGAGGACGGCACAGGCATTGCCAGCCTGGAACCCGGCACCCTGCAGGTGCTGCTTCCCGGCGAGGACGTGAAGTTCTCGAGCCCTGCCGATGTGGGCGGTGGCTACGAGGCGTTCCAGTACCGCACGCTTCTGGCGATCTCGGCCGCGCTGGGGCTGCCCTATCACCTGGTCACCGGCGACGTGCGGCAAGCCAACTACTCGAGCCTGCGCGCCGAGCTCGTCGAGTTCCGCCGCCGCTTCAGCCAGCTGCAGCACGGGGTGATCGCGCATCAGCTTTGCCGGCCCATCTGGGAACGCTGGCTGGAAACGGCGGTGCTGGCCGGAGCACTCAAGTTGCCCGACATGAACCTTGCCCGGGCCGTGCACTGGATCCCGCCGCGCTGGGACTGGGTGGATCCGCTGAAGGACATCCAGGCGCAGCTGCTGGCGATCGAGGCGGGGCTGATGTCGCGGCGCAAGGCGGTGGAGGCCACCGGTTACGACATCGAGGAGATCGACCGCGAGAATGCCGCCGATGCGGCCCGCGCGACCGAGCTGGGGCTGAGCTACGGCAGGGGCCCAGGCGAGAGGCAGGGTGCATCGGCAACACAGCAACAACAGGCTGATTCTAAGCAATCGCCGAAACAATCAAACCAATAGGGACTCAAAGCGCGAAATCCCGCTATTCGATCTGCGCTCAAATTCGAAACAGTGATTCGTTCTGAATGCTGCCAGTTATTGATCCGGTTCATGCTCTCGTAGCCCCGGCATCCAGCACACCTGTGGCTGCCCTATCCGGTTAAGCGCATTATTGACGTTCACGAAGGGATTCGGTTGGTTTGCCCATGCCTGACCACGTGCCTGGGGATGGACTGCGCAAACCCAGTTTGCTTCATCGACCCCGGGAATGCCATCAGCAAGTTTGCGTGCTTTGGCTCCAAGTGTCAGAACCACGCGGTTTTGATTGGCCCGAAGCAACATTTCAATCAGGGTGCACATGATCGGTCTCCACAACCGTAGGTTGGCATTCAGATGTGGGGGGCTGCGATCAGTGAATGTCCAAGCCGCATTGAGGCAGAGCACGCCTTGCCGCGATAAATCATCGAAATAATCAACCGTATTGGGCAGAATAAATCGATCAATTTCTGCCCATTCGAGCGGTCGGACCGCTTCGACTCGATCTTGGCAAGCCGCAAAACAGGATTTCACAATCTGCCTAAGGCTGGGTCTATCAGTTTCAGACAACTGCACGGCAATCCCGTCCTCAAACGCGCGCCCAGTCGCGCGGTGTTCGTCTGGATAGGGATCTTGCCCGATTAGAATCACACGTACATCGACCGGGGCAATACCATCAAAGGGTCGAAGGAGGTGTCTTCTCCCGTTTCGGTGTGGAAGAGGAAAGACGTGATCGGGGGCGACTATCTCGTCAGGTATCCCCGCAAAACATAGCTCGGCGTCCCCGAAAATTTCTCGCCAAGGTTCGGGCACTTCATCCCGCCAGTGCGCCAATTCTCGTCTCATAAATTCACGCACAAGAACACCCTCGGTTTCTCTAAGAAAGTACGGGAAACCCGTCATATTGGCAACGCTCTGAGCACAGAAGACCGCGAGGCTGCTTTCGAAAGCGTCTGTCAGGGACTCTTGGTCGTGCAAATGCGTACGTCAATGACCAATCGAAATTAAACAGGAGGACCACCATGAACAGATGGTACAATATCCGCGCCACCGCCGAGGGCGCGGAGCTTTCGATCCATGACGAGATCGGCGCCTACGGCGTCTCCGCCAAGGACTTCATCGCGGAGCTCGGCAAGCTGCCGGGCGATGCGGCGCTGACCCTGCGCCTCAACAGCCCCGGCGGCTCGGTGTTCGATGCGGTGGCCATCTACAACGCGCTGAAGCGCCACGAAGGCCCGGTGACGGTGAGCATCGACGGCATTGCCGCCTCGGCCGCCTCCTATATCGCCATGGCAGGCGATGAGGTGGTGATGCCCGAGAATGCCTTCCTGATGATCCATGAAGCCCGCGCGGATGGCACGTTGTTTGTCTTTGAGCGTCGCGTGGTCAAGATCATTTTTCATGGCAATGTCCTCGTTGGCAAAACGTCAGGGGAGCGCGTTGAAATCCGACCTCTGGTAGCCCTCGACCAGCTTGCGCAGGCCCTCGGGCGCCAGCACCTCCACCTTGTCGCCCCATTGGTAGAGGTGCCATGCCATTTCCAGCCAGCCCGCAGCAAAGAAGCGCAGGATCAGGCTGCCGTCCGGCTGCGGCTCGAGTGTTCGTGGACGAAGCCGGACAGGTGGGGTTGGCCAATATGGCGGCGATGGGGCGTGCGGCAAGGAACATCGTGCTGGTGGGCGACCCCCGGCAATTGCCGCAGGTGATCCAGGGCGCGCATCCCGAACCCGCGAACCTCTCCTGCCTCGAATGGATGCTGGGCGAACATGCCACCGTTCCGCCGGATCGGGGTATTTTCCTTCCCGTCACCCGGCGGATGCACCCGGCGATCTGCCGGTTCATCTCGGATCAGGTCTATGAGGGGCGGCTTGCCAGCCACCCGGATACCGCGCGGCAGGCCGTGACAGGCACTCCCTATCCACCCACAGGGGCATTCCTCGTGCCCGTGGAACACGAAGGCAACGCGCAGGTGGCGCGCGAGGAAGTGAACGCCATCGCTCAAGCGGCACGCGACCTGCTGACGGGCCAATGGACCGACAAGGACGGCACCACCCGGCCCATGCACGAGGACGACATCATCGTCGTCGCCCCCTACAACGCGCAGGTGAACGCCTTGCGCGCGGCGCTGCCTGCCGGCATCCGCGTGGGTACGGTGGACAAGTTTCAAGGGCAAGAGGCACCGGTCTGTCTGGTTTCGATGACGGCAAGCTCGGCAGAAGAGATCCCGCGCGGGCTGGAGTTTCTCTATTCCACCAACGGCATCAACGTTGCCATCTCCCGCGCCAAGGCGCTGGCGCTCGTCTTCGCCAGCCCCCGCCTGCGCGAGGCAAAATGCGAAACGGTCGAGCAGATGAAGCTGGTGAACGTACTGTGTGCTTTGAAAC